GGCTACCGTCACATGGTCGTCTGGAGTTGGTTCCCAATTTGGCACATCCGGTATGTAAGGCATATCTCCGCGACCGCGATGTTCGCGTTCCGCAGAGCGGCGAACGTCAACTAGCCTTATCTCGATGTAAGGGAAGTCTCTGTTGACAACAGTCTCGTCTGGATTTGCATACCAAACTGTTACCGGACGTTCTGCCTGGCTACGATCCTCTACGGTCAAGCCCTGCAACTTCGCCCTCAGAGCCTTTTCCTCAGCAAGAATAAATGACATTCAAGCCTCGCTTGGACCGTATGAGCAATTGTAGGGTAACACCCGCTTGGTGTTACGCCTCATACGATATCACCAAATGGGGGGATAAGTGGTGCATTTGAAAGATACGGCTCAAAGATGACTACGTTAGTTAATTCATCATCAGAAACTTGCACACCATCTACTGACGCAACAGGCTCAAAGTGCTTAATTGATCCAGTTACTTTGATGCTCGTTGGCTTGAATACTTTCTTGTCGTGGACAATGCGATCATTCAATACGTCACGATCAAGTTCTAGCGGAAGCCCTAGACGATCCGCCACGTCCCGAGAGAGCACAAGATGGATCTGGTCTACGGTGTAGTTACCATGCTCTGTCTCATGCGGTCCCTCGTAGACGGCAGCCACAAGTACGGGTACCTCGATGGGCTGATCCCACTCCCCGCCGTTCTCTGAGTTATATTCTGAATATACTTCATCGAACGAAGATGCGTCAGGGCTGAAGCGGAACCACAGCACAGTCTCACCAATCGGGTCTTGCATATCCCGTTGGTGCCCCCTATACATACTCGTTACCTCAAAGTTGGTATCAAAGTAGTAGGACATTAGGGGCTGATCATCTCCTCATCATATGGGTATGGAGGAAGGTGAGCAGGACGCTCTGTTGTCGCAGGCTCATCAATTGGTGGGTACATACGACGTGGCAGTAGACGGTCATCGAATTCCTGCGGCTTGTAGATCGGTACGAGGCGTCCAGTAGTGCTCGATACTCTGCGGAGATCGAACATCTCGATACGGAACATACCGACGTTGAGCATAGCGGCTTCTTCGCGGTAGCGTTCCTTCAGCATCTCGATCTGGTTCATCAATTGCTGAACGCGCTGACGACGCGGAATTGTTACACCATCAGGGTTGTAAACATCAATCTCATATGAGGCGTCGGTTAGGAGAACCCACAGACCTTCGATGGCTGCCAAGATGGCAATGAGATTCTTCTCGACCTCAGAGATACCAATGATATCTTCGTCAAGATCAACGATCATGTTGGGTGGGTCGTCGGGGTCTTCCATTAGGGGAACAGCGACATCTGTACGAACTGTATGCTTATTGAAAGCCTGAACAACAAGCATTAGCAGTTCTTCGTCTGTGAAGAAGCGATACTTCGTACCAGTGATGATTAGGGACTGATCGTACTCTAGCGGCGTTACCAGTTCAATCGTCCCACCACGCCTATCAACGACATAATCTGTCCCCTCTTCAAGCGGGGTCGGTTCACCCGCGATCTGAAGGGACAGATCGTTAATCACAGAAACACCCATTAGTTCGATGTGAGTGGTGTTCCCATCGCCGCGCGAAATCTTGGCGAAGGACTGCTCTCTATCGACTAGTTCGAATCGTGTGTTTGCAATTATGTCGTTTAGCGATGCCATTGTTTACCTTAGTGCCAGACGTACCCCTGCTGATCTAGCCAGCGAGCAACTTCCACTGGAAGTTTGACAAGGCGTCCAGCCTTTAGTTGGTCTTCAGGATAAGTGATGGGACCGTAGGTCATATCAGGAACATTGTGTAGAAGACGTACAACCGCCTTGCCATCCTCCACTACCCTGATTCCGCTTTCCATTGCGGCGGTAGATTCGATGACCTGCTTCTGCTGGCGGAAGCGGTTGAGCAACTTGCTGATAATGTCAGGAGTTGCTTCACCAGACTCAACCAGACGAAGGATTTCGTCATCAGTATCAGGAGTTGGTGCTACCTCAATAACTTCCTCCCGAACGGGGAGAGGCTCTGCGCGAAGACCTCCCGAGTATGAGAGATCCAATACTTCATTAGATAGTTGCTCATCCTCGACAGCGCGGGCAGTAGCAATTCGCTCCTGCTCTTCTGCGGCCTCGATCTTCGCTGCTTCACCTTCGGCAGCCTTACGTGCGCCTAGGTCTGTAGGGTTAACTCTTTGTGCTGTAGGCATTTCTTAATTCCTCCAATTGGTCGTTCAATACGTGCAATGTATCACAAAACACAAATGGTGGGCCACCTTAACGATGACCCACCACTTGATGATCAGGATTAGACGTTGATTACCGCGCCTGGGAGTGTTACTGGAACACCACCGACTGCCTCGTAACCGAAGTCTACGGGAGCCTGGCTTGAGTATGGCTTTGTCCACAACTGAACGATAGCCTGGTCAGTGATCAGACCAAGACCCCAAATCGCGTACCACGCGAGAGCGTGCTCACGACCGAAGTCGAGGATACCACCGTCACGAAGTTCAACCGGTAGGCTGATCGCGTGACCGAAGGCGTTGTCACCGACAAGGATTGCTCGGTAAATGTCGATAGGAACGTAAGTACCGGCTAGACCACCAGTGTTGTAACCGGCTGCGCCGAACAACTTACCTTCGTAGTCCATCTTAATGTCGTCTACCTGAGTTGTCTCAATGAAGACCACATCATTGATTCGGCCGATCTCACCTAGCATGAAGTTGCCAGGAGCGGCGTACTTTGTTACCTCAATCCACTCAGGGTCGTCACGTAACTGGCGACTCTGGAATGGGTGGACGAAGCAGACGTAAGTCTCGCCTAGTCTCGGAACGTTCTTGCTGGCTAGTGTCTGCACGCCGTCCTTGACAAGGTGCGCCGAGAACAGACCCGATCCAGAGTACAGACCGTTTGCGGCAGTCGTAGCGTCACGACCAGCCTGGATGGCAGGAACACCCGGCTCGTACGGAGCGCGAGTACCACGGGAAGTCGGTAGGGTATAACCGAACTTAACAGATGTACCTAGGTAAAGGGTATCTCTTGAGGTACCGTCAAGGTAGATCGCCATGTTACGGCCAAGAAGCCTTGAAGCCGAAGCCATAACGTCATCGAATGATGCGTTAAGAAGAAGTTCGCTAACAGCAACGGCGTATCCGTGCTCGTAGACCGAAATGTCGTACTGCTCGGCAGATAGAGCGTGGGTCTGCATACGCACACCTTCAACCAACTGCGAAGCATTACCTAGGTTGTGGTAACGCATGAACTTAATTGTAAGTCCCGGCTGCACACCTAGTTCAGTCTTCTTTACGGCGAATTGTTCGAATCTAAGAATCGGCATCGCCTGGAAAAGAATTTCCTTCGACCAAATAGTCTGAATTGCGGGAGATAGTTGGAACGAAGCATTCCCGGCCTCACCCGCATACGCTGTTAAGTTGGTACCTAGTCGAGTGGTACCGGTAATAGCATTAGCCATTTAATTCTCCTGCAATTCGTTGTGTAATTGACTTGATGCTGATATTAGCAGACAAGTCATCATATGGGTGTTTTTATTCGGTATTAGCGGAACATTCCGCCATCAGGACGAGTCTTGATGAACTGCGGACGATACTTCGCATATTCCTGTGGACTCATTGCAGCAATATCTGCTGATGAGAAGGTGCGTGTTCCGCCCTGCTCCTCCATTGGTCCTTGGGGTCCATATCCGGTTGGACGAACACCTGGGGCCAAGCGAAGATGCTGACCAGTTTGTTGGATCTGCTCCTCTAGCGCGGCCTGGAATTCTTGAGCAATTTCTGCTGTCTTTACCTTGGCTGCCTCTAGCCGAACATCAATTTCCTCACGGGTATTACCGTCCACAAAATCGTGGAACTGCGGCGCAACGTTGTCTTGCTCTTCCTGAAGACGCTGAGTACGGTACTCGCGTAGAGCAAATACCTCACGCTCTTTCTCCTGAATAGCACGCTCACGGTCACGCTCTTCTTGAATGGCGTTAAACCTTGCCTGCCATTCTGTATCTAACTTCTCAACAAGTCCGCGAGAATCTAGTTCCTCACGCTCAGACTGCTCCTGTTGTAGGCGGGAAGCCTCTTCGGCCTCTTCACGCTTACGCGCAGCC